AAATCAAATGCCCATACTGCGGTCAGAGCTATATGCACAACAAGCGGACAGACCGTGGCGATATGGAGTTCTGGAACTGTGGCAGCAAGAAGAAAAAGAAGAAAGGAACCGGCTGTCCTGTGGGCGGCACCATCAACCACAAAAACATGGTTAAAGTCTGTACGGAAGTTCTGGGGCTTGATGAATTTGATGAAGCCATCTTTTTGGAAAAGGTGGACCATATCGATGTGCCAGAACGCTATACGCTGGAGTTTCACATGGCGGACGGCAATGTGGTAACAAAGGACTGCCTGAACACGGGGCATCGGGACTGCTGGACACCGGAGCGGCGTGCTGAAGTGTCCATGAAACGGCGCAAGAACGGCACGAATCCCATCGGTGCATCCTGCTTCACGGGGAAGATAAAGTGCGTATCCTGCGGCTGTAATTTCCGCAAGGCAACACGGAACTGCAAAGATGGCAGCAAGGTCAGCCACTGGCGGTGCGCAGAGCATAACGGTTGCGATTCCCCCAGCCTGCGGGAGGATTTGCTGGAACAGATGGCCGCAGAGGTACTTGGGCTGGATGCGTTTGACGCCGCCGCTTTTCGTGAGAAGATC